CGCCAGTTGCACTATCAACCGTGATCGCTGGAGTCACTAATTCGTAATCAGACCCGTTTAATTTATAAACTTGTATTAAAGGATGAAGGCCAGCATTATGAGATGATTCTAACACCGTGATGTTATAATATCCACCGCTTGGTGCTCCCCAATCTGAAGTATCATTAAAAGTTGCGCTGTATTTACTTACGCTACCAGCCGCAGGCATCCACGCGCCTTCTCCGCTAACTCCAGTAGATGTCCATACATCTCCAGAAGTTCCTTCTGAGCCGTCAGTTAAATATATTTTACCACGAATACCGCCTGCTGCTGTGCCAGGTCTTACTCGTATATCACCAGAATTTGCTGTACCCGTTTGATTGCCTGATTCTATATAAATGTTTCTACTATCGTTAGCGCCTGTACGATTTTCTGTAGTTAACGCTAAATCTGCACTACTGATCGCATTTGCACGAAGAGTTACGTTACTAGCCGATAATCCACTTGGTATAGCTAAATCATTATCTAGCGTTCCGTCGGGTATTAGAATTGTACCAATTTGTACGCGGCCAGCTTCAACATTTGTTATATAGGCATTGGCCCAAACCGTACTACTATTACCTAAACTTCTAGTACCTGATGGTATCAAACTTTCGTTAATAGCGGTTGGTGAGGTTAAGTTACTCAATGCGGTATTAGCTCCGCCTGCTCCGCCAATTTGAACGTAAACTGCGCCAGTCCAGCGGTAACTAAAATTTGTATCTTCAGCTACATATATTTTACCTGTTTCTCCAGTCACAGGAAAAGACGCGAGGTCTGCGTACATTAATACGTCATCTACGTAAGAAGGTAATTGCGAGGATGGAACTAATCCGGACCCGTCTAGTTCAGCATACCCGTTAGGTTGACCCTTTTCTGATAAATCTTGTTTGTCATCTAATTGATCTTGAATGGGAGATGTAACGCCGTTAAGGTATTGGAACTCGGTATTGTCTACTGAGCCATCCGCAAGTTTTGTAGTATCAATTGCTGCTAATGCTCTAATTTCATCATTGTCAATATTGGTAATTGTATTATCATCGGCATCTATAGATTTGTTAGTTAAAATTTGTATAGTAGATTCGTCAACAAGGGTAATCCAATCGGCCCCATTGTAATAACGAATTAAATTTAATGTAGTATTAAAATAGATACTACCTTCGACAGTAGGTCCTTGTTCGGTAGCATCATATGTTGCATCGTCAGGATATTGAACTAGACGCGCAGCGATAACATTCCCAATCACTGGGGTTGTTTCTGATTCTGCTCCGTCAAAGAAATTTACAACGCGACTCATTATAACTCCTTAATAATTATACTCAAATAGTTCAAACCCAAGAGGGTCTACCATATCATTTGGCGGTTCGCCATCAACAACATCTAATCCATAGGTATCATAAATCTTTAATTCGTAACGACGAATAGCACCATAGAAATTGTTATTGTCATGAGTATAGTTATCAGTAAAAAGTTTAATTTGGTAATATGTCCATTCTTCTCTACGATCATGGTTTAACTGTAAAGGATTAGTGTCAAATCTAAGTTGACCATGAGCATACGTTCCAGGTATCATAGTATTTATTAATTCAGATTCTAAGCGAACTTCTTTTAAAATTTCATCGTTTTGAAGTACCTGTAAAACAAGTTGACCATCAGGATTGCCCCATTTAATAATCCAAGGACGAAAGTGTGCCAATGACATCGTTTTGTTGATGCGAAAATTTTGAGTAAATACTACTCCATCAAATAGTTCGTCTACAACTAAAGTCATTATCCTGCCTGATTTACGCGGATATTAGCGTTCCAATGTTGTCCACCAGAGGCACTCCAAACCGGAACCTCTTCTAAATATCCATAAGTGGTTAATATAAACTCGCCATCATTCATGCCTTCGCCGTTCTGATCGACGATCATCCAAAATGCGGTGCTGCGTTGATGACGGTCAAATATCTCTCTAAGTATTTCTTGTTCCGTCTTTGTGCAGAACTCTAATGCGCCTGAAACATATTTAGTTGAATTTCGTTTGTCTATAAACATCTGGTCATATTTATTTGCAGAGACGGTAGCATTATCGCGTAGGCTATATCTAAATGATGAAATTGATAGGTTATTTTGTTCTAGTTCTACTTTTTCACCAATAAATATATTAGATAACTCTACATATACCCCAGTACCCGTTAATGTAAGTTCTACAAATCTATGGTCAACTGCATCCATAAATACATAACCTAATCTGGTTTCAGCATCAAGTGGTACATTCGTCACAACAGAACTTGTGAAATCTGTAGTTAATGACGTTCGCACTGACGCATTCGTCATCCCCAGAGTGCCATTAGTATCCCCATGAAGTGCAATGGCGTCTATTTGTCTAGTAGTTTGTAAATCAAATACAATTACTACAGTGTTTTCCATAGAGCGAAATTTATATGCCGGACTTTCATTAAAAATATTACTTAAAGGAAACTGTGCGTTTTCTGTGCCAGTGTCCAACTCAACGATTGCGTCATCTAAATAGTTATCTGATAAGAATACTACACCGCAAGACATTATTGTACTTCTCCTAAAACTAATCCATTTGCAACTTGTCGAGATACACTGTGACCAACTGCCTCACCATCTAATTCAACCGTTGTATGAACTACGATTTCTTGACTTCTATTTCCGCCGCCTGCGCCTTGTGCCATTTTGAATAATTCACTTTGTTGCTGACGATTAAGAATCATCTCTCCAGAGTTAACACGAGCCATTACATTATCGCCAGTGAAGGATGAACCGCCTACAACCCCGCCGTTTTCAAATCCTTTAATAGCTGACGCGAGAATTGTTGCACCGCGCAATGCTCCTTGAATTTTGGCATTAGCCATTAATGTTGCGGCTACAGGAGGGTTCCATGCCCATGCCGCATCAATCGACGCCATAGCAGATTGGGTGTTAACAATATTTTCAGCAAAGGCTACCGCTTTACTAATAATAAAGGCTTCTTTACTAGCGTTACCTAGTATAGTCGTAATTAGTTCCGAAGTTGTTGTAGCAATCGCGATTCGACTCTGCGCTTTAAGTGCATCTATTTGTCTTTGTTGTTGTGCCGCGCGTTGTTCTTGTTGTAGTCTTTTATTTAGTCCCTCTTGAACTGCTTTATTAAGAAGAGTCTGTTTTTTAACTTCATCTTGTTCTGCGTTAAGGGCGGCCTGAACTCTGGCCTCCTCTTCACGGGTAAAGTAATCTTGAAGTTGAACTAAACGCTCATCTAAAAATATCTGTTCTTCAGTTTGAGTAAATAGTCTTATAGCCTCTTCTGCAATAGCAACATCTTGTTTTGATTTTAATTGGTCATCTACAAGTTTTTGTCTCTGCTCAGCCTGTTCTTTTAAGAAATCATCTTCGGCTTTACGAAGCTCTTGCATTTGTTTTTGAAAATCTTTTTGTGCTTCGAGGCTAAGTTTATCTAATCCAATAGATGCTTTAAATGATTCTGTTCTTCGACGTTGGCCCTCTTGAGCAACAAAATCAAGGAATGCTTCTTTTTCCTTTTCTGATTGTATAATAGCAAAGTTAGAATTTAACTTGGCAATCTCTTCATCTTTAAAAAATTTCTTAAGGTCTCTGGTTTTATCATCTTCAAATGCCGTAACGATAGCGGCGGCTTTAGCTCCAGCGGCAGCGTATTCACCAAATGCAACTCCGGCATTTTTTAATTGACCCGCATAGTCATTTAATTCTTTAGTCTGGCGATCAAGTGGTATGCTAACCTCTTCAAGTCCACCAGTTACTGCGGTTAAGTGACTCAGGAAAGTTTGCGCCTCAGTTCCGGCATTTTTATAACCTTCAGCTAAGTCGTCAGCATTCTTTCTACCTTGTGCTTTATCGGCTTCAGCGTTTAAATCCTGAAATGTAGTAACAATATCATAGACAGCGGCACTTACTGCGGCTAGTCCTATAATAGTTAATCCGATAGGTCCAGTAATAGCTACCCATGCCGCCGCAGCGGCAGTCGCAAGACCCGCCAATGCCCCAGTTGCTATAATAGCTTTAGCGGCTAAAACTACAAGTCCAGCGGATGCCACAGTAAATCCAACTGCTAGAGTTTGAATTAATTGTTGATTTTTTTCCTCAAGCAATACCTTAATGAAGTCGGTCATACCTTGAACAATACTTCTCAAGATAGGCCCAATTACCGTAAATAATACTTTGCCTAGTGCATCAAATGAATTTTTAAGTTGTTGGATATCAGCAGTTAAACTTTGCGCGGATTTAGCTGCCTCTTGATCTAAGGCATTTTTTTCTTGTGCTTCTTTTCTTGCTGTAGATATAGCGGTACTTAGTGTGTCATATCTTGCAATTAACGGAGTTAATGTTTTAAGTACACGAGCATCATTAAACCCGAGTTCAACAAGTTTACGATTAAGTTCTGTACCGCTTTCGCTGGTTTTATCCAAACCTTCAGCGAGTTTAAGAAATGCAGTAGTGGGGTCTTGTTGAAATAGTTTAGTAAATTCTTCTGTAGTCATGTTTGCACCTTTGGCAAACAATGCTAATTTATCTCCACCCTCAACTGTGGCCTCACCAATTTCTTTAAATACTTTTTGAATAACAGAACCAGAAATCTCCGCTTCGGAACCAGAAGCTTTGAATGCTACAGCTAATCCTAAAACATCTTCTGACGCAATGTCAAATCCGGCAGTACCCTTAGCGACTTCGTTAGCCACATTAAGGATTTGAGACTCTGTAGCCGCGAAATTGTTTCCTAATTCTGTTAATACTGCACCAAATTTTTTGATGTTATCAGAACCGTTTTCTTGTAATTCATTAGTTAATCCAAGAATACGAGCAACAGCCTGAGAACCCTCTTCTGCACTTATGTCAGTTGTTAATTGTAATTTAGCAAGAGTTTCAGTAAATGCAGTAAGATTCTCGACGCCTTTAATACCCAACTGTCCGGCAACTGTTGCAATCTCAAGTAATTTATCAGTCGCGACAGGTATCTTTAATGCTATGCGAGTTATCTCATCGCCGAATTGTTTGGCAGCAGATTCGCCTAATCCTGTTGTTTTAGCAACTTGAATAAGACCTGCTTCAAAATCTTGTCCGGCACTTATTAATCCGCCGATACCATTAATTATTGAATTTATAGATGTAGTAACTGCCCGTGATGTAATGTTACCAATAAAAGACGCGAAGGCAATATTAAGAATACTAAATCCTTTAGATGAACGCTGTGCGGCTTCGTCCATTCGATCTAGTCTTTTTTGAAGAATGTCAGTTTGTAAAGATGCCTGCTTTTCTTTTTCTGCGGTGATATTCAATGTCGCATTAAGTTTCGCTAGGGTAGCCTCCGCTTTCGCGGCTTCTATCTTTATCTTTATATCAATATCATCCATTACGTTTACGGTCCTTCTCGGCCTTGCGTCGGCTATCCTCTTCTCGTTCCATATCTAATTCAAATATGGTGTCAAAGATATCCATAATCTGCCCGGGTTGTTCTGATACAGACCCAGGAAAGGGTAGGGTGCCTGATTTATTAAAAGCGTGATATGTAGTCATTGCGAAATTAAAATGATAGTATTCAGGATAATCTTTATACTCTTGAGTAAACTCCATGTTGCAGCTTATATTAAGAGTTGTTCCTAAACTTTTTCTGAGGTACTTAAGTTGAGCCTCTGAATACCCTTTATTGAATATTTCTGGGTTTACCGTTTCGCGCTTATAATGTGAGTTATATTTAGCTACCAGACACGCTCTATCAAAATTACTTAATGATGAAATTTCGGTAGTTTTGATGAATAGATATAAGCAAAGAGGGGTTAAGGCTAATGCCTGGTTATCTACTTTTTTTTGTTTTGTTTCGCTTTCTCGACAAATTTAACGCCATCCATCGGCTTTTTTGTTTGCGGGTCTAAAAACTCGCCTTGCGGCATTCCGTTTATAAGACTAATTGCGATAACATTTAATTTATCAGATTCCGGTATATTTAATAAATCTGTAATACAATCTTCTTTAAGAGAACCATCGGCATCAAATTCTAGTTCATATTCAGAACCATCATGAAGTTGTAAACCTTTAATACCTTTAATACTGTTTTTAAGTGCAAGTACAGCGGCATCCATCGGCTTACCCGCCATAACACAGGCTTGCATATCAGCTTTAATTTTATAATTTAATGGGCTTATTGTTACAACGATGTCATCAACTTTAATATCGACTCTATCGCTTATACGATAAACTGTACTCATATTTCCTCCCAGAAACAAGTAAAGTAACCCCGGCTAAACTCCTCCGGGGCGAGTGTACGCTTTTACCGCACACTGATATTTTTAACTAGAAAAATGCAATCTTCATTTCTTCGTCAGTGCCTTGTGGACCGCGTGTAGCTTCAAAACTTACATCTTCGATTAATAGACCATCTTGATCGCTCTCGCCTAATTCTGTAGTGATACAGTTAGTTAAGAAGATCGCAACGCCATTAACAAATTCGCCGTTAAAGTCACAACCGCCATCTGGGTTAAATGCCCAAAGGAAAAGGTCATAAGGTACGTTACATTTAAAGTTTTCAAACTGTGTTAATGAGTTATCATCTTTATATGGATTGAAAGTGCCCGTAATAGAGCGTGCAGTAACGCGCGAACTAATTCGTCCATTCTCAGAACAAGTAGATGTCACAAAGCCAAGAGTGTTCTCAAGTGCTAGTGTAAAGTTATTAACTGCTATATCAACTCCATCTTGATGTAAACACGCTCTCAATGCAATTGGGGGCAAGCTGTCATCATAGTTTGGTGTAAAAGGACTTGCAGTCAATGAACTATCAAAAGTCAATCCTTCAAAACCAAAATTTACGGACGGAATTTGTCCAGTAGTAAAATTGTCAATACTCATTGAGTTGACTTTACAGCCAACTGCTTGTTCAAGTTTAGCAGCTTCAATATATTTTGAAATTGACAAACTTGGGTGTCCGCTATTTGCAGTAGAATATTGAGTGGTAGCAGAAATTTCTACGTTATCCGCAGGTGCTCCAGTCAATGCTTTACCTAAAGTAATATTAGCTGCACTTGGAGTTGTATCGACTGCGCTCACCCAAGAAAATTGGAACTCGCCAGCCTCTTTAACAACAACAAGGTCATATCTACTAAATCCAGAAATATCTGCATCGTCTATTTGAAGAACTGTTGCAGTATTACCTGTACCTGTAGTTACAGCCGCGCGTACTTTCTTGCCGCCAAGTGCAGACGTATATAGTTTGTCTGCTTCTGGGGCCGCGCCCTCTGTGTCACCTGCTCTTAGCTCAACTGGCATCGCGCCTGAAACAGAACGCATACCAACTCGGCTTTGAGTCTTACCAATAGACCCAGTAAAAATTTCTCTTTGTAATAGCTCCTGACTGCGAGTCATCTCGGTGCCGTCTTTTAAAACCTGTACATAACTGTCTGCGGATGCAGGCGGTACGTAAGTTCCTTCGGTCACTTCAATCTCTACAGCAAAGGAGGTATTATCTCTTACAGCAATTGCCATTTAAAATCTCCTATTTATAAAGTTAGCCTATAGATTATATCTATATTTCCTGTGAGCACGGCTACTTTATCATCCAAAAATTCGGGTTCTTCTAAAAAGAAGTTTATCGCGTTGAGCACTGTACCCGGTAAACCTGCTTTAGTTTTTATTACCCTATTATTGAATTTTAAGGCTATCTCATGTAAATCTAAGAACGCCTCGAATTTAGCTTCGTCAGTCATACCAGTTTGACTATAACCTTTCGTGAGCACGAACTGAAAAGTCTGAGTATAGGTTAATGCCTGATTCGCTACAGCAACATCATTTCTTGGGGTCTCACCGGGACGGACACCGTACCTTTTATCATGACCCATAGTAAATGTATTCTTGCTTAAATTAGCACTATCAACGTATTTCAATGTAGTATAGTCCGGCCCAGCCTCTTCGGACAGACACATTTTTATAGAGTCTCGTAAGTCTCTAGCAGCACTGGGATTTGCCATTATCTACTCCAAGTCATTGCCTTAATTGGCCTTTTTTCGGCTTCATCAACTTTGCCGTCGTCGTTTATATCAATTCGTAGGCGGCCTAATCCAAAGGTCTCCTCGAACTTGTATTCGTAGGTTTTATATTTAGCCCAGTATTGATCTTCTGGGTCGTCAGAGAAATTAAAGTATATTTGACATATTGCATAATAACAGGCCGCCTGTCTCATTTCATAGATATCAAGTATGTCCCATTCGTTAATGTTCTCTTGTCCATCTTCGGTCTGCTTTACATATTTTAATTTACGAAGTTCCGCCATGATTTTATTTTTAGCTGCAACGTGTTGGAGAATATAGCTTGTCTGACCATTAGGATAAAAGGCTGGGTCAATAAGGGCAGGTTCTTCTGCATATACATCATTATCGTCAGCAAAGATTATATTAATTGCTTGTATTACGATATCAGGTGCGTCTCCATCAAACCGGATACGAACCCAATGAAGTTCACAGTTATTAATTTCCGTCGCGGCAGAATCTTCAACTCTTTCCCAGGTTACAAATCCAGAACGAGTTAAAACTTTCGTATCGTCAGATACTACTAATTCCTCCCAAGCGGTTCCGTTATAATATTCAAATGCAAGTAAGCCAGGAGTTGCATTAACCGCATTTAACATAACATAGAATGCGTTAATCGGCTTATGATATCCAATATAAAGATGGTCTTGATCTACAAAATCAATTGTAACTGCATCCCGTCTAAAATCTTGTGCTTCGTTGGAAAAGTCTGTAAATCCAGAACTATCATGAAGGACTGTTAATTTTGTTCTTTGGTCCATTATTTTTTCTCCGCATTCTTTGAGCCGAGTTTTTCTAATACTAACACAAGTAAATCTTTACCAGCGATAGCACTACCGTTTTCTAAAATCGAGGTAAACTCTACCATACCGATTACACCTGCAACGATTTTTGACACAGGCACTAAATCTTGTAACATATATTTTTCTAATATAAAGCCTGAAATTATAGCAATTTGATATACAATAAGTTTACTAACGCTCCTACGCATCTGCGCAGATGTAATCTTCTCTCCGCGTTTTTTAGCGGCAATTATACCTGTAACCATATCGGCCACAATGAGAGCACCACACGCAAAGAGTACAGATTGAATTGGAGCAAAAACTGAGAACATAACGAGTATCCCTTTATATATGTGTTCTTTCATATTAATCCTTTTTAACCCACGACCAGAGTTCGTAGTCCAACGTCCGAAATGTTGTTTGTTCTAATGGTATTATACTGGCCTCACAATGGCTTGTAACAGTTCCATCGGAGTTTATTCTTTTATCAAACCAAAATAATTTATTTACAAAAAGTCTAAACCATCTAACCCAAAAATATCGTTCTTTACTAGAGGCTCTCCCAAGTCGGCTAGATATTGTTTCATCTGGATGACCTAACATAATAGTATTTAATAATTGATCTAGTGCTAGAAATGAATTTACAATAACTCTAAATATAAAGCCTTTGTTCGATTTCATATTACGCTCTAAATATATCTAATAAGGCTTGAAGCCTGTGTTTTTTTCCTGCGGTGTGTCTAACAATAAATCTAATTTTATTTGTACCTGCGCCTGGTCCTAATAGCGGATGCTCATAATATAATATAGTTCCGGCAACTCCATCAAGGCCAGTTTTATCCCTGGCTCCGATATAGCGCATATTCATGCCGCCCTCGGCAAATGTAAACTGTGGACCTCCGTAAATATCCGGTAATACAACGCCTTGGGTCCAAACATATAGATTTTCATCTAAGGTTTCAAATTGTGCGACCCATCCACCTTTTACCATATAATCAATATCGGGCATCCACTCAAGATCAGTTCTAATACAATTAATATCTATATCGGCTTGATCTTCACATTCAATTTCTTGGCCTTCTACTAATTTATAGAATTTTAAACTAGACCATCCAATATCTTCATTTAACCAATTTTTTTCGTGAATACTATTTTGTTGTGATGTTTGGAACTCGGTTTCAAACCGTTGTTGTTTCCATCCAGTTGGAGCGTACTTTGGTGTGTATTGAAGTCCGCCAGTTTCTAAATCTTTATTAGATATTGGACCATTAATACTAGGTAAATAATTATTTTCAAAATCTATTTGTTCTTCATTGCGAGGTTCTGTCTTATTTATAACACACTGAATTACTCTTGGTCCATTATATATAGCAATAATATATTTATGGTCATAACTTTTTTCAAGTTGAATATATAGTTTTAATTTCTCGGCTAATGCTTTAAACTCTGACCATACCATTATGGCATCCTCCAAGCTTTAACTCTTGCCTGTAGCCAATTTATATTAATTAGATTATCTCTAACTCTAAATCTGATAAAATCTGCACTAGAGTTTTGAATTAACATGGGCTTCTGAAAAGTTAATTCTCCCATATAGTTATCTTGATCGTTTAACCATCCTGTGCCCGATGAAGGATAAAAACATTTAATAAAAGATAAAGAAATATCTAGGTTATCCTGAATATTGGTTATTTCGTACAATACGCCTTTACTTTGTACTTCTAAAACTAATCCGTTGGTTAAGGCCGCACCCAATGAACCAAATTCATTAAAATCCGGGCTTGCGCCGTCTCCAATAGCCAGACTTACTGATTCAATAAACCATGTTTCACTGGCGGCAGGCACAAAGGAAAAAATTTGTGGAGTTACGGCACCATTAACATTTAGAGTTTTAACTCCGGTCCCGTCTAATCGTAAATTTACTATTTTATATATTAAATCATTTAGCGGCGCTGCGTTAACCTTACTATGCGCTTCACCTGCCGTTGTAACTAGTAATGTATCTGTTCCATCGCCAATTTTTACTTGGTCTTGTGTATGGTTTAAATTTCTGATATCTAAGTCTGTTGCCGAAACCGGAATAGGATTACCTAGATC